GGCCAAGGCAAAGGTTGTCTGGCATGACGTGCAAAGTGCAACAGCATCACAAGCCATTGAGGAATTGTCAGATCAATTGATTGCAAGCAGGCGCCGAAAGATGGCGTGGATGTTTAGAACTGAAGATGGTGAGCGCAAGCAGACTAGCCAGTGCAAATGGCAGGCAGCACAGAAGCTTGGCATCTGGGAGAACCCTGACCGAGATGCACACATTGAATTGATTGCCAGACAAAGCATGGATGCCGGCGATCATACCATTGTGTTGATTGGCTCAATTGAACATGGCAAACGCTTAGCCGATTCAATTGATGGCGCTGAGTTGATATACTCAAAGATGGGTGCAAAGAAACGAGCTGATGTAATTGCTAGGTTTCGCAATGGCAGCTTGAAGTGCATGATTGGCACATCAGCAATTGAGGAAGGATTTGATGCGCCTATTGCCAATGTGATCATCATGGCTGGCTGTGGGCGCTCAGAACGCAAGGCAATCCAGTCAACAGGCAGAGTGCTGCGGCCGCATGACGGCAAAGCTTGTGGCATCATTCATGACTTCCGGGATGGATTCCATCCAATGTTGCAGAGGCAAAGTCAAGCAAGGGCGCGCATTTACAGGCAATTGAATTATTATTGAATGATGTATTGACATGGGTGTTTGGGTTGCCAAAGTCATGGGCATTGGCATAAGCCATACATAACCAATAATCATAATATGAAAACACACATCATGAATACTAAAAAAATCACCATCACCGACTACAAGAACTATAAGGCCATTTACGAGGTGGATGCCGACATCGTTGCCGTTAAAGGCGACCTCCTAGTCGGAACCCACAGCATGAGTAATGTTGTCATGCCTATCAGCGAATGGCTTGAGATGGAGCTTGCCGACTACTCCGTGGAAAGCCACGTGCATTTCACCCTCAGTGAGGTCGTTTATGCCAAGGAAGGTCGCACCTCCGAGTTTGACCAGCACGGTCGGCTCAAGGGCAGCACCTCGTTCGCCACAAAGCTTTCACTCTGGCACAACGACTTCCCAAATGGTGGTCGCCACATCCCAACTGGCTTCCGTGGCTTCAGTGGCTTCCGCTGTGCTTCTCTCACCATCGATGGTGTCTCTTACAACCCAACTGGCTATTTAGCTGACCAATTCTTAGTTGACGGTGATTGGGTCACCAACTTCCGTCGCCTGTAACACTCTCACTGGGCGCAGCATCTTACACTGCATCACATCAAAAATCATAATATGAAAACAATATCAATCACACTACTCGCGCTTCTTAACGCATTGCCTCTGGTCGCTTACACGGCCGAAGATATCATTGCATCTACACTCATACTTGAAGCGGGCGGCGAATACGCTGAAGGCTCAATGGAAGCAGTTTATGAGGTCATATGCAATCGAGCATGGAAGCGCGATATGACACGGCGCGAAGTCTGCTTGCAACGCATGCAGTTTAGCTGCTGGAACTCTGGCAAGATCGACGCATTAGTTGCTAAGGCCAAGGCTCACAAGCGCTACTCAAAGGCACTCAGCATCGTATATAGCGCAAAGATTACCAACTACACTTTAGGCGCTGATCATTATCATGCAGACTACTGCTCGCCTTACTGGGCATCATCGATGACAGTAACTGTCAAGATCGGTCGCCACATCTTTTACAGGTAAACTCTTACTTTAATTAATAGAATATATAAACATGATTGAAACAAACAGTTTCCAAAATGGAAACACCTCAATAACAACACATATAAAATGAATACTAAAGAATATAACAAATTTATCGAAACAAAGCGCAAACACTCTGCCAGTTACGGATTTGATCCGCTTCCATTAATTGCGCCGCTATTTGAATGGCAAGCTCATGTATTAAAATGGGCAGTAATGAAAGGGCGTGCAGCTTTGTTTGAGGATTGCGGACTTGGCAAAACTGCTCAGCAATTAGAATGGGCATCGCAAATTTTACGCAAGACGGGCGGCAGCGTGTTGATTCTCGCACCGTTGGCAGTTGGCGAGCAAACACGATTAGAAGGAGTCAAGTTTGGCATCCAAGCGAGCGTAGTTTCTGATCACTCGGAGATTGGCGGTCCTGGCATCTATATTACCAACTATGAAAAGCTAGAACACTTTGAATGTGGAGACTTTGCTGGAGTAGTTCTTGATGAAAGCTCCATATTAAAAAGCTTTACTGGCAAGACTCGTAAGCGATTAACAGAAGCATTTAAAGATACGCCTTATCGATTATGCTGCACTGCTACGCCATCGCCCAATGATTACACAGAGCTAGGACAGCACGCAGACTTTCTAGGAATTTGCACGCCAGATCAGATGCTTTGCACGTATTTCATCAATGATACATTTAATACTGGCGACTGGAGGTTAAAGAAGCATGCCGAGAATGAGTTCTGGAAGTGGCTGGCATCTTGGGCCGCATGTATTTCAAAGCCTTCTGATTTAGGATTTGATGATACCGGATATGATTTGCCAGAATTGCACATGAAAGATATCACAGTTGCAGTTGATCAGAGCGAGGAAACAGGCGATGACTTGTTTAGAATCGCGACACTAAGCGCGACGACTATGCATAAAGAAATGCGTTTGACGTGTCCGGCGCGATGCGATGCCGTCGCGAAAATGGTAAACAACTCAAGCGAAACTTGGATTGTATGGTGCAATACCAATCTCGAAGCCGACGAGCTAAAAAAGCGCATTCCTGGTGCCATTGAGGTTCGCGGCAGCGATAAGCCAGAAGTGAAACGAAAACGACTTGCTGATTTTTCACATGGTGATGTGCGCGTGATTATAACTAAACCAAGCATCGCCGGGTTTGGACTCAACTGGCAACACTGCTGGAATGTCGCATTTGTGGGCCTTAGCTATTCGTTTGAAGACTTCTATCAAGCGTTGCGCCGATCATATCGATTTGGCCAAACGCGAGAAGTCAATGCATTCGTGGTCCAAGCAGAAACAGAAGGAGCAATCATCAAATCAATCCAACGTAAAATTAAACAACATCAAACAATGCAAGAATCTATGAAAAAAGCAGCCGCAGAACTAAAGACAAGCGAAACAGAAACAATCGATGCCAAGATGGACATAACTACCACAGAGGGCGACGGATGGACTATTCATCACGGAGACTGTGTGCGAGTTGCTCGTGATAAAATTGCAGATCATTCAGTTGGCTTTTCTATATTCTCTCCACCATTTGCAGACTTGTTTACATACTCAGCAGATCCGCAAGATATGGGAAACTGTGAAGATATGGATGAGTTTATGAAGCACTTTGATTACTTGATTGAAGAAATGAAACGAATCATGATTCCTGGTCGAGAAGTTGCGGTCCACTGTGTTGATCTGCTTTCTACTAAGTGGAAGCACGGCAGCATTCAATTGCAGGACTTTAGCGGGGAGATCATTCGCGCATTCTGGAATCATGGCTTTCTATTTCATTCGCGCATTACAGTATGGAAGAATCCAGTCACTGAAATGCAGCGCACTAAAGCGCACGGACTGCTTTACAAAACCCTCAAAAAAGACAGCTCATCAAGCCGCGTAGGAGTGCCGGACTACTTGCTTGTATTTCGCGCGCCGGGCGAGTCTGTTATACCAGTAACGAAGTCGCCAGAAGACTACAGTGTTGATTGGTGGCAGGAAGTTGCGTCGCCAGTATGGATGACAGTCGATCAAGGGCGTGTTCTCAATCGGACTGGCGCAAGAGACAACGCAGACGAGAAACATATATGCCCACTCCAACTCGATATTATTGAGCGTGGCATTGAACTTTGGAGTAATCCTGGTGATCTTATTTACTCGCCATTCACTGGCATTGGTTCCGAAGGATGGGGCGCATTAACATTAGGACGCACGTTTGTCGGCAGTGAGCTAAAACAAAGCTATGCAGAGCAAGCTTGCGGCAATTTATCAAATGCAACAGCTCAAGGCAGTTTGGCACTTGTTTGATTAAAATATAAAAATCTATATAAACATGATTGAAACACATACACATGGCATATCCAGCTTTATGAGGTGGGCCGAAAGGCGCATTGCTGAAGAGGTCGAAGCTAATGAAGAATTTGAGCAACGCACAGGATCGACTGCTCCTTTAAAAGAATCAACGCATTTGCCGCATAGTCTTACAGACGAACAGAAGCGCAGCATGATTGATGCGGTTGATGATTTGCGTAGATTAGGTGTTGCGGCCAAAAAGGCATGCAACGAAGTTGGTCTGCATTTTTCAACTTACTTTCAATGGCGCAAAAAGTTTGGCATGGGAAGGTTTGAGGGATGAGTGAAGAAGAACTAGAAGAATGCCCGGCCTGCGATGGCTATGGCGAATTACCTGGCAACCCTAACACCAATGACTTTCCAACCTGCTCAGCCTGCAATGGCACTGGCATAAATTATGACGGATAAAGATTGTTTTATCCGACAACTCTAATAATCAATAACTCACCTATGAAGCTACTAGGACAAACACCCAGAACAGATCAAGCGCACTCCAAGATATTTAAGGAACTAGTTTTAACCGACGACTGGAATCATGCATTGAATTGTATGCAGGACCACGCCGAGCGACTAGAAACAGAAGTTAATCAAGCCATTCTTCAAATTGAACAGTTGAGAGCGCAAATGGCACTTGCTAACTCTGGCATGCTTCAATTGGCTGCCAAAATGAAAGGCATGCATTGAGATACTACATCGGAATTGATTGCGGTCTGGATGGCGGCATCACAATGATCAATTGGAAAGGCAAGCTAATGCAGTCATCAATCATGCCAACAGTGCCAAACGGCAAAGGTCGCAAGATTGATTTGCATACATTGGCTGCCACAATCAAAGAGATTAGCAGGCATCCAGATCAATATACATTCATTGTTGAGAATCCGGGCGCACATGCACCAAGCGCAGCAGGACTTAGATCAATGACTTATTCGTTTGCGGCCGTGGAAACATTGCTGGCAGCTCATCAACTCAAGTATCATGTGGTGCTGAGCCAAAAATGGCAGAAGGTATTCTGGAGCAAACCAAAGATGCCAAAGGGCCAGAAGTTTAATACAAAGGCTGCTGCACTCAATATCGTCAATCAGATATTCCCAGGCGAAAAGTGGCTGAAGTCAGATCGTTGCACCAAGCCGCATGACGGCATGATTGATGCAGCATTACTAGCAGAGTATGGCAGAAGGCAAAACATTTAGATAAAACAATTATAAGAATAAAAATATGACCAAATACCTAGCAACCGATGAAGATGAAATACTGACAAAAGATAGTAGCAAGCTGATACAATTTGACGAAATCAATGCAAAGCTGATGGGCAATGCAGAGAGCTATTGCCACTCATGGCTGCCCGGCGGCAAGGTCAAAGGCGGCTCATACAGGATTGGCGGCATTGATGGATCAATCGGATCTTCTATGTCAATCAACCTTAGCACAGGCCAATGGTATGACCATGCGACCGAAGACAAGGGCGGGGACCTTATAGCTTTATATGCAGCAATAAACAATCTCAGCCAAGGCGATGCAGCCAGCGAGTTGCAAGGCGCCGTCAATATTGTGCGCATGACAAGGCCGGCAAAGCGTAAGCCATTAGCATCTGAGTCAGACTGGGAACACGCATTGACCAAGCCAGAAACACCAGCTCCAGAACACTGGGAGCATGGCAAGGCACACATTACTTACAAATACGCAGACGCATCAGGGCGGCCAGTTGGCGTGATCATGCGATGGAATTTGCCAGATGGCAGCAAGACAATCAGCCAGTGCAGTTGGATGCGCCATAAGAAGACTGACAGATGCACATGGAAGTGGCAGGCATTCAATGCGCCAAGACCGCTTTACAAAGGCGAACTGCTCAACAAGATGCCCGGCGCGGATGTTGTCATTGTGGAAGGTGAGAAGGCGGCAGATGCATTGGCATCCAAATTGCCAGATCATGTAGTGCTTTCATGGGCTGGTGGCAGCAAGGCAATCAATCAGAGCGATTGGACCGTGCTAGAAGGCAGGAATGTATCAATATGGTCAGATAACGATGCACCAGGGCGAACAGCCGCAAAGCAACTGCAAGACATCACAAAGGGCAATCTGATCGATGCACCAAGCGACAAGGCAGAAGGATGGGATGCAGCCGATGCAATCGCAGAAGGTTGGACCACCGAAGGCTTGCAGGAATTGATTGCAACAAGCGTCCAAAGGCAGACATTCAATGTAAGGTTTGGCAATGAAGGCGCACCAAGATCATTAGACGAAGCCAAGGCAAGGCGGCCAGATGTAATCATTGACGGGCTGCTGTATGCCAAATCAAAGCTGCTGATTGGCGGCGTTGCCAAGGCTGGCAAGTCTCACTTCGCAATGTCATTGGCATCTTGTATGGCTTCTGGGCAACCATTCTTGCAGTGGGCGGCCCCAGAACCTCAGCGCGTGCTGTATGTTGACTTTGAATTGCATGAGTGGGAGTTGAACGAGCGATGCGCATCTGCTTGCAATTGGGACATTCCTCAGAATCTAGCAACCCTGAGTCTCCGGCAGCACTACGATGTCAGAAGCACCAGAGAGCTGAGCAGGGTGCTGAAGACGATACAGGCGAGCCAGTTCGATGTGATCATCTTGGACTGCCTTTACAAATTTAACAGCGCAGAGGATGAGAATGACAACGCGGCCATGAAAGCCATTGGCTCTTGGATGGATGAGATCATTGCCAAATACGGCATCACACCAATCTTGATTCACCACTTTGGCAAGGGTTCGCAATCTGGCAAAGAAGTCATTGACCGCTTCCGTGGCGCGTCATCTGTTGTTGGCGAAATGGATGGACTGATCTCAATCATCAGCCATGAGAACGAAGGCTGTTACATTGTTGATAGTGTGGTCCGATCATTCAAATCAACGCCATCATTTGTTGCGCGCTGGGATTATCCGCACTGGGTGCTGT